GGACAAAATAACAATATGTCTAATATAGGTACTATAGACGGTGCTAACTTACAACTCGACTTCGGAACAATTTAATGGCAAAATTATTAAAACTAAGACGTGGAACTACCACGCAACATGGTAGCTTTACAGGAGCCGAGGGTGAAGTTACTATTGACACAGATAAAGATGTACCTGTAGTACATGACGGCTCAACTGCTGGAGGACATCCAGTAGCAGCAGAAGATATGTCTAACGTAACTGCTGCAAATATTAAAGGAAGAATAGCTAGTACAATAACCAACTCAGAAGTTAACTCAAGTGCAGCAATAGCTGGAACTAAGATATCTCCTGACTTTGGATCACAAAACGTAGCTACTACAGGAACTTTAAGTTCTGGTAATATTTACTCTGGTAATATTTACATTTCTAATGATGCACCATCAGTGTTTTTTACTGAGGGAGACGCTAACCCTGATTATCAACTATTGACAAATGGTGGTCAATTTAGAATTTATGATGTAACTAATACTACTAATAGATTAGTTGTAAATACAGATGGTCATGTTGATGTAACTGGCAATCTAGACGTTGGTGCTGGTGTTGACGTAACAGGAGCTATTACATCAACAGGAAATTTAACAATAAGCAATTCTGCACCAACGGTAGTTTTTACTGACACTAATAACGATTCTGATTTTAAACTAATTCTTGAATCAGGACTTTTTAGAATACAAGATGTTACCAATGGAAATGTAAGTAGGTTTACTATTGGTTCAGATGGAACTGTTGACGTAACTGGCAACCTAGACGTCGGTGCTGGTGTTGACGTAACAGGAAACATTACAGTAACAGGAAATGTTGACGGTGTAGACGTGGCTGCTTTAAAAACAGCAAAAGATAGTTTATCAAACAGTAATGGAGTAATTAAGAGTGGTGTTGAATTAGCTAGTGGTGTTATCACATCTACTCAGGCTCAGTCTGATAACTCAACTAAAGTTGCTACTACTGCATATGTAAGAACTGCTATATCTGAAGCTCAAGCTTTCCCATCTGGGACAAAGATGCTTTTCAGACAGACAAATGCTCCTACAGGTTGGACAAAAGAAACATCAGGTGTAAACAACAAAACTCTTAGAGTTGTATCTGGATCTGCTGGCTCTGGTGGTAACGTAGCCTTTACAACAGCTTTTGCAACAAGAGGTATTACAGGTAACTCAGGTAACACAACTGCTGGAGGTAACGTCTCAGTTGCTAACAGTACTGCTGGAGGTAACATTTCTGTAGCTAACGCAAACATTAGTGGTAACGTAAATAACCACACATTGTCTGTTAACGAAATGCCTTCACACAGCCACAACTATGCTCGTTGTGTACAAGGAGGTAACACTGTGCCTTGGCAGGCTAACTTTAAAGCTGCTGATAACGGTAACGGTACAACAAGTAATACTGGTGGTGGTGGAGCTCACGCACACGGATTCTCTGGTAGTGCACATGCTCACAACGCTAGTTTCTCTGGCAGTGCTCATAACCACAACGCTTCGTTTACTGGTAGTGCACACAACCACAGTATTTCTATAAACAACTTAGATATGCAAGTTGAATATTTAGACGTAATAATTGCAAGTAAAGACTAATGATAGTTGACACCACCCGTATCACTGATCCTTATATTTATGTATGGGATAAAGAGATACCAGAAGAAACATGTAACAAAATAATTACTAAATTTGAAAAAAACATAAATGAGTCTTATCAGGGCGTAACATCCGGAGGTGTAAATTTAAACATAAAAAATAGTCGAGATATATGTGTCTCTGATAAACTAGAAACTTGGGAAGAAGAAGATAAATTATTTTACGGAGTTATTAATGACGCCGGTGCTTCTTACTATCAACATCTAAATCAGAGTAGTAATTATATATATTTCACCACTAACGAAAAACATGTATTTACACCTATAACTGAAGAAGTTATTGACTCTGGATACCAAATACAAAAAACAGATCCCGGTAAAGGTTACATTTGGCATAACGATTTTACTTATAATGACAACCTTATTCGTACACTTACATTTATTTTATATTTGAATACTGTCGAAGAGGGTTGGACACAGTTTTACAACGGAGATCAAGTTGCACCTGTAGCTGGAAGAGTCGTGATTTTCCCTGCAACTTGGACTTATTTACATCAAGGCTACCCACCCAAGCAAACTAAATATTTAATGACAGGGTGGTTACATGCCAAACCCGAAGAAACAAATGGCAAAACCTAAACAAGGCACTCTTTGTCCGTTAATCGGAGAAGATTGCAGAGAACTAGAGTGTGCATGGTACACACAAATATCTGGAACAAATCCACAAAATGGAGAACCTGTAAATGAATATGGATGTGCAGTAGCTTGGATACCTTTTTTACAAGTAGATAATTCCAAAGTGGTAAATCAAATGGGAGCAGCTATTGAATCATTTAGAAACGAAACAGTAGAAAAAATGAGCCCAATAGTTGAACTAGAACAACCAAAACAAAAATTAATTAAAATTACGGAAAATGAAAATTTCGATAATACGTGAAGATAAAGCTGTTATTAAAGATGGTATCGGTATTGATGGTTTAACTTTATCTTCATTTCCATCTGACGTTTGGGCAGTCCAATGGGACAGCACAACATCAAAAGGTACAGTTGAAAAGAATGACTGGTCTGTATCGACTATTACTTCAATAAGTGATTATCAATCTTTTATAGATGAGTTTGATGCTGAAAAAGCAAAAATAGATGCAGCAGCAAATCCAACTTTAACAGATGCAGAAAAGTTAGCTAAATTCAAATTTGAAAGAAATGGTAGACTTGCTATATCTGACTGGACACAGTTACCAGATTCACCATTAAGTAGCACTAAAAAAACAGAATGGGCTACATATAGGCAAGCTTTAAGAGATTTACCAGCTAGCACTTCTGATCCAGAAACACCTACTTGGCCGACCGAACCTAGCTAATGGAAATACCCACCATAGTATTACCTGATATAGTCGATATAGAAACAGTAGAAATACCGTTACCTACAGCTGACGTACCATATTATGAACCTATGGTGGTTCCTCCAAGCGATTTACGAGATCAGGAAGACGAACCAGTCAAGACTGTAGAAGAAACACCCGAACCACCTACCTTAAAAATACCGTTTATTAAACAGCCAGTACCTCAACCTTCTCCGGAAGTTGTAGTTGCTGCTGTTACAACGGCGGTGACAGCTGTGGCTGCTACAACGCTAACACAGCCTCTAATTGAAAACATTAGAAAAAGAGCACAAAAATTTATACAAGGTAAGATAAATAAATGGAGACAAAACCGCCAGAAAAAAAAGGACTCCTCACAAAGCTCAAAGAAAATGTAGATGACCATGAAGAGCAGATGGCAGTACTAGGTGCAGCAGTGCGTCTAGGCGTAGTTATCTGGTCAGGATTTATTATTACATTAGCTTATGTTGAGCTGCCTATGGTCAAGAAGTCAGCTACGGCAGGCGATATCACGTTCGTGGCTTCGATTTTTACTGGAGCACTAGCCACTTTTGGCTTGTCTACTGGTAATGGTAAAAAAGATAAGAAAGAACCTACTACACCAAAGAAATGAAAAAATGGATTCTTCTCTTAGCATTGTTGTCACCCGCAATCGCAAGAGGAAACACTGTCACGCCTCAGTTTACAACAGGGTCGATGCAGTCAACGACAACAACACAACAAACAATAACAGAAGAGATAGTTCACGACGTAAAAGGAGCCGAGGTCAAAACTTGGTCTGGAACAAATGTTACGCCAAGTGCTGCGATTGGTGCAGACGGCACAACCTATTCAGTTATACAAGACGCAACAGAATGGGATCTCTCAATAACAACGAGAGAAGCAGGCACAATAGAAACAATAACAATAGACAGAACTATCGAAACAGATTCTACTACCAATTCTTACTCTATCTTCTCGCAATAAGTACACCTGTATTTGCTGAAGGAGAAGATACTAATGTGAGTAATCCTGTAGCAGCTGCGACTGGTAACGTAACTAATCAGGCTGTACAATTTCAAAACAACGGTGCATCGTCACGTCAGGTATATGGTCCTAACATACAATGTAATGGATCTACAATGACGTTTAGTCCATTCTATATGGGCAATCATACGAAACCATTAGATGAATTTATGCAGCCTAGTAGTTACACACTAGCAGAAAACTGGGGATTCCAGATTAATTTTATGGTTCCACTAGATAAGTCAGGATATAAACAGTGTAAAGAAATGGCAAAGAGATACGAAGAAAAGATGAAACTTGAGTTTGAAATTACTCGAGCTCATAAGTGTGCAGACTTAATGAAAAAAGGTTTTATGTATAGACCCGGCTCAGATAATTATAAAATGTGTTCGGACATAGTACCTATAGTCAAAGTTAAGCCACCTAAAAAAGAAAAGAAATTTGGATTATTTTAAATGAGTACACTATCAAAAATTATAGCAGACAGAGAAATTGCTGCAAAGAAAGCTGAATTAGAAGCTAAGAGAAAGCCTAAGAAAAAGGCTGCAAAGCGAGACGAGAACGGACGCTATGTTAAAAAAGAAGTAATTACACCCGGAGAAGAGTAATGTTAGCACTATTAAAACCATTAGTATTAACAGGACTAAAAAGCGACAAGTTTAAGAAATTTGTAGTTGACCTACTTGAAAAGCTAGTTGAGTCTACAGATAACGAACTTGATGACAGAGCACTACAAATAGTTAAAAAAGGACTAGACATCGAATGAACGAAACCACAAGGGTAATACCTAAGAAAGCAGACGAAGAAAGTTTTAATGAACTGCATTACCTTGTCACCCAAGAATTTTTACGTTTAATAAAATGTGGTGAAGCAAAGACAGCAGATCTGAAAGCCGCATGCGATTGGCTAAAAACTAACGACATCACAGGTGTTGCCCTTGAGGGTAGTCCCTTAGATAGGTTAGCGTCAGTCATACCAAAAGTAGATCCATCTTTAGTTAAATCTAGATTATATGGCAAGAACCGGACCTAAGCTGAGTCCTAATCCCGGACGAACAGCACGATTCTATAGAAAGAATAAAAAGTCACGTGAAAAGCATAGGCGTACAAATAGAGCAATCAACAGTACACCAGCTAAGAAAGCATACAGACGTGACCTAATGAAAATACGTAGAGAACGCAAGCCCGGACCACAGACAGATATGTCGCATAAAGGTGGAAAGATCGTTGCAGAATCACGTAAAGCAAACCGAGGTAGAGGCGGAGCAAGAAGAACTTAATGACACCATTACTACCAACACCTGATTACTATTTACAAAATTTAATAACCATGACAAGTTCAGAATCTAAACGGCTCTGGAGAAGAGCTATCAAAGAGCACTTCGATTGTCAATGCGTTTATTGCGGAGAATTTCATGAATTACACAACCTTACAATCGACCACGTACGACCCAAATGCAAGGGAGGTACAGATACAACGACGAATGTTGTACCCTCGTGTCGACGATGCAATCAGGATAAAGGTAGTAGAGAATGGCTCGACTGGATGAGAGCCACGTTTGGTCAAACAGACCGAGAACATAAAATCTTATCACATATAAAATAATGCCAGATCATTACGACGAAGAAGAGAAGAAAAATAAACGAGGTAGCACATCATTTGACAATAGAGAAAAGTTTGGTACTGAGTTTCTTGATACTCTCGGAGACCGTATTAATGAAACTGGATTTGGTAAGTTTAGACAAAAGCAGTTAAACAAAGAATTACAGATACAGCAAGCACTTTTTGAAGATAGCTCAGATCTTGAAAGAAGCTTGCTGTTTCCTGAGCAGAACCAAACTGAAGCTAATATACTAAAAGGTATTAGTGATGCTACACAGATAGATGAGCGTATATCTACACCACTTACATATGCAGCTATAGGAGGTGTAGCTAAAGGTATATCTAAAATTAAACCTAAACATTTAGGTATTACACAAACTATAGAGCCATATACACCACCAAAAGGTTTAGGTAAAACACCACGTAATATGGTGAATATAACTAACCAAGTAGATGAGGTGTTTAACATGCCAAGTTTTACAGTACAAGAAATTATTAAAGTAGCTAAAAGAAACAAAATTAGTTACAAAAAAGCTGAAGAGTATCTTAAATTAAAAACTCAAGGTACAACACCAACTCAATCTATAAATCCCGGAACTAATGCTGGCCTGATAGAAGGAGATTTACCACTAAACGTCGTACATGCTAGACTTATGAAGATAGCTAAAGACAAGGGTGCTGGTGATTTAGAAATGAAATTACCTCCTAAAATAACAACTAACGAAAAGATGAAACAAGCTTTATTAAATGATGAAGCTATTATACTTAATCCTACGTATAGAGGTGGTAAAATTACAGTTAGAGACGAAGCTGACTTTTTTGACGTTAGTGCTGCTTTAATCGGCCCCGGTCAAGAAACTAAGAAAGATTCTAAAGGTAGAAAAATACCTTACGACAGAAGAGGTGTTACTGAGTTT